AATGGTATTTGCGCCTTTGACCAATGTGCCCAATAATGCAAATGGATCTTTGAATGTTTCAGGATTACTTAAATCCCCTAGTATATCGGAGATACCGCCAACTACACCACCTTGGCCGAATAGACTGGCAGTGCCGCCGCCTAGCACACTCAGTGGACTAGCCTGTTGATCATAATATTCTGTGCCAAAGCCTGTGGGATTGCCTTGTTTGACTGCTCCTACTCCGTAGACGACTGCTTCATAAATTATACTCATCTGATTTTGTGTTGTGGCTGCGCCTTCTGCATAGGCCATATTGTCATGCGACCAACTTACAATTTTAGGATTTACTAGGGTAAAACATTGATATGTTCTTCGACCCATTTGAAATATTTGTATACTTGTAAAAAACGGAACACTACTGCCATTGTCTAAGCCATAGCGAAACTTGTTTTCTCTAGCATAATTTAAATTTTTGTAGGCAGCAGGAGATGATGGGTCTGATGATCCTGTTCTTGCTGCGGGCTTACCTAGGAACTTCTTAACTAGGTTTAAGCCAGTGCCTAGTACACCGCCTAGGGCAAGTCCACCAACATTGCTACTTCCTATGTTTGGTATAGATCCTGCACTGGGTCCGTGGCTGGAGTCTGCAAAGTAATATCCATAGTAACTACTCCACAAGTTTGTAGTAACTCCCAAGTTGTCATCGTAGAACGTGACATTTACGGGATCGTATTCTACTTTTGTGTGTACTTGTTTTTTACGATTGTACTGATATACTAAATCTGTGGCCACTTTAAATTTAGGTAAATCTACACTTTTTACCAACATATTAAGTGCAGTGGCATTATTGGCTATAAATGCTGCCTTGGCCTTTACTGTTGGATTGATGTTAAACACCACATGATACAAAAACTTTTGCTTGGGCGCAAGTCTATAGTTACTCTGTACAAAGAGTCGATTTGCGTGTTGGAAGTCGCCGAGATTTCCCTTGGGATTAGTTAATCCCTGTCCGACGTTAGATAAAAAGTTTTTAAAGAATTTGGCCATACTATTATTTATCAGCCGATTTTTACTGCGTAGATAATAAAAAAGGACACCGAAGTGTCCTTTTTATGCTCCCAGGTGTGTAAATTAACCGCCGCCTGTTGCCAATGTACCTAGCGCACGACCAACTGCTGTGCCAACACCAGAGCCTGTTGGGCTTTGAATAGCATTATCATAGCGAATTGCTAGTGAAACTGTTACTGGTTCACTTGTAGCATAGTTAAGTGTATTGTAGTTTGCACCTTGTAGATAGCAACCATAAACTTCCCATGTTTCAAGAACGTTAGGTGTGTTAGCACCATTGCCACCATCCAAGATTTCGATACGTGTTGTAAACTTGTAATCGATACCACTGGCTGCGCTGGCTTGTTCAAAGAAATCAAATTGCTTTTGAAGTTGCTCGCCAACAAGTTTCTGTACTTGACCGCTGGCATCATCACGTAGGTTAACACTGATGTTTTCCCATGTATGACGACCTGCTAGTCGTACTTTCGAGTTATAAACTGGAAGTTCAATATCTTCAAATGTGATATTTGGTCTTGTACAGTCGATAACCTGTTTTGTTAATTCAGTAGTTGGCGATGACACTCCAAAATTCTCAAAAGAAATTCGAAATCTGTACTGCAACTTGGGCATTAACATGCCTTGTGCGCTTGCAGATTGGTCACTGGCCAACGGTACTGATAGTTTGCTTAGTGTTGAAATAGACATTGTATACTCTCCGTTATGTTATTTATGTGCTTATAGTCCAGCAATTTCGCCGGTGTTCTTCAAGCGCACTGGAATGTAAATGAACTCAACGGCCTTGACAGGTTCAATAGCAATATCAACATATAGTTCATTTCTATCAATTCTGTTAGGTGTATTGTTACTCTCATCGCAGACTACCAAGAAGTCATACAATGCTCTTTGTCCAACTAGTTCTAGCAATAGACTTTCAACTTGTTGCTTGATTTCATCACGAGTGATTTTATCGTTGGGTTCAAAGATGTATGGTTTTGCAAGTTTATTCAACTGGCTACGTAGATAAATTACCAAACGTGCCACGTTGATGCGATCTAATGCACTTGCATTACGTGCGCGAGTCTTCTGTCCAAAGTTAACTAAACCACTACCCACAAAGAATGTGATAGGATTAACTTTAACATTGTACAATGTATCGCGTTGACCTTCGTTTAGTGCAACTCTTAGCGCAATCATTCGTAAAATCATATGACTTGGCGGAACAATTACGTCACGTCCAGCATTGTCGCTGGTAAAGCCCCATGGATAGAACACACCCAAGTATTCATCACTGCTTACAAGACCCTTTTCGTTGTCTTCTAGTGCTAGTGCGGCGTTAGTTCCCCAGTTGTTGATTGTTGTTGCATCTGGTGTCAAACGTGCTGGTGTATCACCTACTACAAATGCTGTTAGTCCGCGATCGTAGTTTAGGCTAATCATTTCACCAATTAGTTCTGGATATCCAGGGCATGCCAACAAGTTGAATCCGTTACGTTCTGTGTCACGGATTGACTGGTTGCTGTTTGTCAGTGCCTGTAGACTCTGTAGCACAACTTTACGTTGAGCAAAGCGTCCAAATGAACCCGAACCGTCTGCTTGGTTAGCACTTTCTGTAACCCAACGATGTGGGTAATAGGTTTCCATGCTGTCGCCGCTGGTTGGATTCTCACCGTTGTCACTTTGACTTGCTTTGTAGCGAATGTTATCTGCTTACAGGTCAATGTAGTTCTTTTTAAATTTCTTAACGTTGAAACCGCTTCGACGTAGATTCCATAACAACATACCACGTGGGTACAGTGCTGGATCTGGTGCATCAAAGTCTAAGAAGTTACTGACTAATAATTCTTCAATGCTTGCTGGGTCTGCTGTTAGGCCATCTTCGTTCCAACGTGTATCTGCAAATAGAACACCGTTTTCTGTAGTTTGATCGCTCTTGTCTAGAGAAATAAAGCGTTTATTATCTGCATCATAGCGTTTGATCTGTGGATAATTATCGATGTTACTGGTGTCAATCCACAAATCGCCGTTGACCAACGCAGTGCCATCGCTTTGTTCTGCTGGCTCACTGGCCGACACAATCGGTCCTGTTGGATTAGTTGCTCCAGCGCCGTCACCGTGGTCATAATTTTTATAACCAACCCATGTGTTTCCGTTGTGTACCATTAGGTCCACTTCGTCGACTACTGAACTGTACCATAATGTTCCATCTGCAACCAATGTTGCTGGATTGTCATTGGAAATATAATAACTTTGACGAATCACTGTTGCAGTGTCTGGTGTGATTGTCATTGGAATCCAGTTACTTGCCACATATTCATATGTGCCGCTTAGTTCGCTGCCATTTGCCGCTTGCTCGCGAACTGCATACACATTGCTGTTTTTATCAAACTGTAGTAGCGTACCAACAAATGCTGTGCTATCGCCAAAGTCTGCAAAGCGGATTTCGCCACCAGTAGTGTGTGATACAACAATACGGTTTAGTGAATCTACGCTGGCCACAATGTTAGTAAATCCGGCAGCATTGATTGCTGCCACAACTGCTTCTGCATCAGCAAGAATGCCAGTTGTTGTAACTGTTACAGATTTATTGTTTAATGTTGCACTGCCAACAATGCTTTCGCCAATCTGCATAGTGTAAGTACCAGCAGTAATGCCTCCAGCAATAATTTCTTTACTGCGGATTATTGTTGCGCCTACACGGAATCGACGTAGTACACGGAATTCTGCTTGTGGTAAAACGTGCTGATCAAAATTGTATTCAACATATGCACTGTTCAATGGAATATTGATGCCGCCGCCAGTCTTGTCTAGTTCTGCTAGTGCAGATTGACTGTTTGCATACACAGGGGCTTCAATTGCGTCCCATAACTGTGTATTGCCGTTGTACTTTTTAACTCTCCAACGAGCACCTGCATTTGGCTCAGTAACTTTAATCCATACAGATCCTGTTGGACGTGGATTAGAGTCACGAAGTTTATATGCTGGAACTTGTGTGTGTTTTGCAATAGAAAGTGCAGGTGTATAGTATGTCTTAGCAGTGTCAATGCCTAGACCAAGCGGATTAGATGCCACTAATGTTCCGCCTAACTTAATGCTTGAACCTGAATAGAAAATTTCCAATACACCATTGGCGTAGGTTGCTGTTACACCTTCGATGTCGTTGGTGATTGCATTGGCAACATCGCTTAGATTAGTAGCAGTTGTCATGCTAGTAACTGGACTAGAAGATACTGCGCCGTCTAAGAAAATGTTTAGTGTGTAGTTTCCAGCGGCCCAACTTGCAGAACTGCTTGTTGGACTTGCTGTGATAGTTGGGTGACTAGCAATCCATTCTGGACTACCAACTTTGACCCATACTCCGCTTCGATTCTTGTAATACATTGCCACTTCATGGCTTGTAGACTGATCAACGTTGGATAGTGCATCTGCTAGTTCGAGTTCTGTTACACCATTTGTTCCAACTGCTACAGCATATTCGCCAATGCGGCCAATGCTGTCTTTTGGACCATCAACTGTTAGTTGACTTGCTTCTAACACAATAAGTGGTGTTTTAGAAATAAAACTCTGGCCGTTACGTGTGCTTGCGGCTGCTCCGTTCCATTCAAAAATACCCCATGCTGTAGTGGAAGTGTCTAGCCAGAATGTACCATCTGCTGGATCTCCGCCTGGAGGTGCTGATAGTGGATCCAGTGCTGTTAAATCAATGTCTGCTCGAGCAACTAATACGCTGTTTGCAACGCCTAGAAAACTATAGGCTGCTTGTAAACCGAACTCGTTGAGTTCGCCTGCATGAATTGGATTGTTGTTGTTGTCAACTCGGAAAACTGGATCTCCGAACAAGTCTGCTAATTCGCGTTGACTTGTTACTGTATAAACTTTTCCAGCATTGGCAGCAAGTGTGCCCTGTGCTGTGCCGGTGCCCGCGGCATTTTTTTTGTTGGCTGCTGATGCAACGATGAATAGTGGTCGTGTGCCGGGTTCAGCAGGTGTGTAAAAACTTTCGTCTATTACAGAAACCTGTACGCCTGGTGAAGTTAAAGCCATTTTAGTGGTCTCCTTTGTGCTAGTAATATTTAGCGTAAGGTCAAAGAAAAAGCCCGTTATAACACAACAAAAAGGGCAATAAAAGGGCGGTTGCTAAATATAATATGAGACCCTTATGTAAAACCTGCTTGGACAAACCTTGTGCAGTTAACTATCACAAGAACAACAAGACATTTTATCGCAGTGAGTGCGATTCGTGTGCAAGGGGTGCTACTCCTAAGAAACCAAGATGGTATCAACTGGGATATAGGCAAAAAGACTTCTGCGAAAAGTGCGGATTCAAGGGCAAGTATTCTGCGGTATTCAATGTGTTTCACATCGACGGCAATCTGGATAACTGTAGACCCGCAAATTTAAAAACCGTATGTGCCAACTGCCAACGCACACTACATCAAGAAGGTGTTAAATGGAGACAGGGAGATCTAACGCCAGACTTTTAACTTGCTGATACAGGTCGTCTATGGATCCGTCATTATTAAGTACTGCGTCAAAACTAGTACCAACCCATGCAGTTTCACTGGCATGTATTTTTTCATTTTTTAACCAGTTTTGAGCATTAACTACACCGCGGTTTGCTTGTATAGCAATATCTACCCAGTGTGGCTGAATGCCACGTTCTACACATACAATAATACCGCCTGCGTCTTTAATTGATTTAATTTCGTTGGGGAAACGACAGTCTGAGATAACAACATCGTCGGTGCTGGTACGTAGTTTGTTTTCTAAGGCAGCAATCCAAATATCATCATGAAACCCTCGACGACATACTTCTGTACCCCAGTATTGTAGTACCCAACGTGGCGTTAGTGTAGGCATGTTTAAGCGTTGGGCCCACCACGGATCTACTTGTTCCCGCCATTCACGGGCTTGTGTTGTACGACCTTCTAGCATGGTTCTATCCCAGCCAAATACACTGGCCACAGCATCTTTTAAACTGTTGGCAAAACTCTCTCGCCTAAATCCGTGAAAGTTAACTAGATAATCTGCAACAGTATCTTTGCCACTACCTATAAAACCGCATACACCTATGATCATAAGAATCCCCTGTAATAACTGTAGTATATAACAGTTTTGTTACAGGGGTCAACTATTTGTTAGCCAATAATGAATGTATAACCGCGGCCGCCAGCCACTTGCTCCATTAACTCTTTTTCAAGTTTTTCCATTTCTGCTGTGGCTTCGCTTTTTAATGCGCCACCATTTAATGCAGTGCCGCCCTGAGGTCCAGCAATTTGCGCAAATTTTTCACGGGCTTGTCCCAGCATTAGTTTACAGTTAGACAAGGTGTAATCTTTGACCCATTGTGTAGCATACACATCATTCAAAATGCCAATGTCGGGACGATAGTTGTAGCAGTAAAGCATTAATTCTTCGTCGCTGTTACGTGGGCGTTGTAGCAGAGTGAGTTTGTGGCTTTGACTGTGCCATTTAAATTCAATAAATGATCCAAACATACGTCCAATCATTTCTTGATATTGTGCAAATAATTCATAGGTTAAAATACCACCCATGTTGCTGGAACTTAATAGATAGGTATTTGTGTAAGCCAAGTTAAACGGTTCAAATATTGTGCCGCCCGATCCACTGCCGGTTCTTGAACCAATGCTACGGCGGAATATTTGACGTACTTCAATAACTTCCTTGGGAAGAATGTAGGTGTTTTGATCTTCTACAGTGGTTAAGAACATATAACTTTCTTCTACTGAACTGTCACCGCGTTGACGATACTTGCCTAATGCTCTGCTTAGAGCGGTTTCGTAATGAATAGGATCTAGTTCAACGTCAATCATGCCGTCACCTAGCATGGCCTTACAATAATTGTAGACTTCGGTTTTTGCTTGTTGTAGTTCGTTAATTTCTGAAGTTGGCATACATTATCTCTTTAATATATTTAGCGGGTTTTGACTGTGGCTAATCCTAGAAACTCCAAGCCCTTGATATACATCCAACCTATGTCAAATTCGTACCATTTCTGACTAAACTTGGGATTAGCAATATCTGCATGGTGATTGTTGTGCAGTTCCTCACCGCCAATCCATATACCCACGGGCATTAAATTTGTACTCTTATCCTTGGTGTCAGTGTTGCGATATCCCCACCAGTGCGCCATTCCGTTGATAAAGCCAGCGGCCCAAAAAGGAATCCATAACATTTGTACACCCCACACTAGAAATCCCCATGGCCCAAATAATAACAAGTCTATGACTAACATTACAAGAATGCCAAGGCGGTGGTGAGGTGTATAAAGTTTGCGTTCAATCCAGTCTTTAGGAGTACCTGCACCGTATTTCATAATCATGTTAGCGTCACTGCCTGCACGATTATAATACTTGACTCCGCCAAATATTAGATTCCAAATTCCGTATATGTGTGGGCTATGTGGGTCGCCCTCTACATCTGTGTTCTGATGATGTTTGCGATGTACTGCTACCCATTGTTTAGTAGTCATTCCTGTGGTCAGCCACAACCAGAAACGCATGAAATGACTTATTGCTGGGTGAAATTCTACACCTCTATGTGCTTGACTGCGATGTAAGTATAGCGTAACTGACACTATAGTCAAGTGTGTCATTATTAAAATTGCTAAGATTATGTCCATAGTGTATTTAATGTTTCTTAAAGTTGAATATTAATAACCGAATCTTGTTTTGTATGCGGCATGCTGTGATTGTACTTCTGCCAAGGTCAGCGCACCATCCCATACTTTGACAAATCCTACGTCAGCATCAACTGGTTCGCTAATAGTAGTTGTATTAGCAAATCTTCCAAATAATCTCAATCCGTTGAAGCCGCCCATGGTGGTACCTGTTCCATTGACTGAAGCAGGTGCGGTGTTAGTGGCTATATAAGAATTTGTCACATTAGAGCCATT